CTTGAAATTTATTAAAATCCATTGTTTTTCCTCCTAAAATTTATAAAATCAATTCTAAGCCACCTAGAAAGCCCTACAATCAATTTTAATTCACTAGGTAACCTTTCTTTTGACATTCTCATACGGCTTGTAATAAAGCCTTTTTTTACTATTTAAGTTCAAAATGTGGTGTATCGTGCATTTTCCAGTTTCCACCCCATTCGATATTAATTTTTTTACTTTTTGATACTGCCAAAATATGATCTGCTATTAATTTTAATTTTTTATCATCATATCCTTCTTCCGATGCGAATTTTCTATACACACCATTTTCGATAACTCCGCAAGGGAAAATGTCAACAGCATGCCCAAATCCATCAGATTTTATTTGATGGTTTGATTTCGCTCTTTTACCATCACAATTTGTTACAATTCTTCCTGGCTTGCTTCTTCCAATTTGATACAAAGCAAGCTGTTCTTCTGTTGTCCTAGCACCGTCTGTAATTCTAAAATCAAATGGGCTATTTTCAATTGCAGCTTTCATTACTTCAACAAGTTTTGGGTGGACTTTTTTCATTTTATCCAAACTTTCTTGACTGAAAGAATACGTTTTATTCTCTGTTGCTGTATTTTCCTTGTCCCAATCTTTGAAATATTCCTCCTTTCTCTGAACTCTGTTTAACCAACCTGTCAAAAATCTTTCTTGTGTTTTATCAGCTTCAACTTTTCCTTTGTAATAGATTCTTTGTAAGTTATGATAAATTTCCAAAAATTTTTCAGAGTCTACCGCATTCAATGCTTCCAATGTTTTGTTTCCAATTATTCCGTCTACATCAAGATTTGCATTAGTAAGTTGATTTATAGCAATCTGTGCATTTTTGACTCCGTTTTTGCCACTATTTACAGTCCAGTCGCATATAGATAATGCCACTTTATCATTCACAACTTTATCCAGCTTGTTCCCTAAGTAATATTTTTTTAGATATATATTCTTTGCAAAATCTTTTGTCAAGTCCTGCATATCTCCCTTATATCCAAAGTCTCTTGCATCTTCTTCGGTTATTCCGTATTTTGTTTTTCCACCCTTGTCGTGCTTGTCATTAGAATATTCTCCTTCGACCATTAATAAATAGTCAAATATTCTTTCAAATCTGTCCATTTAAATCACTTCCCATTCTTCACTAAATAATTCAATCATAGTTTCTTTCCAAGGCACTCTACCGTATCTGGATTCCACATATAGATATGGAGCTGTCATTTTACTATTTTCATCAGGAAATTGTGCTTTTATCACTACATCCTTGCTCCATTGCGGCAATCTCATTGCTTTTCCTTTTTTTACTTCTTCAAATGCTTTCCCAAAATTCATCTATACCACTTCCTTTACTTCTTCGACATTTAATATTATATTATCTTTTTCAAATTTTATCCCAACAACTTTATATTTTTTACCGTCTAATTCAATTTCTGTACATATAAGTTTTTCTATATTCATTTAAATCACTCCTTTTCTAATTCTGAAAAAAATCTTTTACATTAAGTTCTAACATCTGGTCAATGGTGTATCTATTGATTCCCGCTACTGCCATTTGTTCAGCAATATCTGCAATTTCTAAAATATCTTGAATCTTTTTAGCCAAACCCTTTAATTCCGTTCTATTCAACTCAATAAATTCAACCATTTTTTGGTCATTTAAGACTTTTACTTTTTCAATTTTTTCTTGCTCTAAAGTCCACATTAGCGATATTTTAAGAGACAAACTGTTTCTGTTTCTTTCGTTGTTCTCAAAAGTATATTTTTTGCTATCTTTTTCGATTTCAAGCGGCTGGTTCAAAAAGCTTGATTTAGCTTCGGCTAAGTCTTTTAATGCTTTTTCTCTTAATTCTTTTAATTTTTTATTTAACAAATCATTGTCAACTTTCCAAGCGTGGGAGTCTTTATCCCATACACTCCACTCGTTTGGTTTTGCAATTGTAACTATTGTTTCATTAATCTCGTCTAAATAACTTCCATCTGATAAAATTAATATTCCCGCTTGAACTTGTTCTGAAATATTCATTTCTCTAATTTTTCCATTTTCAATAATTGGATTTTTAATTTCCATGTAGGATATAAAATTTTCCCCTTCTCTATATTCACTACAATATTTCAATTTATCAGCCTCAAATTTTTTTTGAGATGGCGCTAGAAATATTCCTATTATATTTCCATTTTTATCGTATAAATATACTCTGAATCCTTCCATTTTTTTATTTCTCCTTTCAAATTTTATTCTGTGCTAACTTATGAATTTGTGCAAAATTTTGAAAAATATTTAACGACTTTATTGACTTTATAAATACTCAACTAATAGTTGAAAGTCAAACAATCGCGTGAAATAGGATATTAAAATCCAACTGCCAGCCAGCGAAATCCAGTTTTCGTGTATTTTAAACTGCCAGGGTCTGTTCCAAATAGTTTAAAAGCCTCATTGGTGACAGGAACTGTTCCAATTACATGCGTCCCTGGACCGTCGTCAGATACAACGATTTGGTAATCTGTTGACTTGAAAGGCGTGTTTAGATTTATTAAATCATTTCCATTCAGTGCTGTATTAGCTCCCCATTGTATCGTTAGCCCAAAAGGAAATTTTATCCAATTTTTTCCAAATGTGAATAAATTTTCCACCTTGTCTGAAATCCCAACGTTTGTAATATCCACAAATTTAGTAATGTCAAAACTTTTACTCGTATGATTTTGGATACATTTATAAATTTTCCCATCTGTTAAATCATTTATATACCATTTCCCAGCTTCTTTGCTTTCAACTTTACTTATATATCCACCTAAAGATTGTCCTATTGCTTGTTTCCAAGTTTCTGCATCTATCACGTCTCCTGTTTCTATGCCGAATTTAACAATTCCAGCTTTTTCTGTTGTTGCGCTCGAAGTTTGCCTATCGAGATGTTCCAATATCTCATATAATTTCATAAAGTTCCTTGATACTTTTCTCAAATCAGCAACTGTGTCTAACTGAAATAGCTCAAAAAGTTCGTTTTTAGTATTTGCCGGTATAAAAGTATTTTCATCTACATTTTTTATTAAATCTAATGTCGCTTGTTTCATTTTATCTCCTTTCAACTAATACACAATTTTTACATCATACCAAACTGGAATGACTTCATAAATCAATTCTAGCCAGTATTCTAAATATTCTTTATCTACAACGGATGAATGGAAATTTACTACATATTGGAAATTATTCTTATCGTTTGTTATTGTTACACTATCATTGAAAATAAAATACAGCTTCATTGTATCTTCAAAATACTTTAGAGTGGTCGACCGCCTTAAAATTCTTTTTGCTATAATTCTGTTTATTTTAAATACTGTTGCTAAATTTTTACTTGAGACTAATCCATATTTTCCCTCTAATTTTTCCAAAATTTCGCTTCTTGCCGTTGTAAATCTTCTGTTTTTTATTAAAGTTCCTATTTTAAATTCCAATGATTTTAGCTCAACATCTGCAAAATGAAATATATCCTGAATGAGAGATGAATTTCTGAATATTCCTGGAAGCGATTTTATCATACTGTTATAGTAATCATTTTTAGCAAGATTATACATAACATCCGCATAATCGTCATCATATACGAAGAGTATCGGAAATTGCTTTTCAGTAATCTTTTGCTTGAAATTTACGTAGTCATCTAATCCGACAAAGAATGAAAAATCACTTACTGTATAATTCAATAGCTCTAACGCTGTCATTTCAGATAATTTTTTGGTATGTTTAACAAAATTTGCTGTTTTAGGATTACTCCTAATCATAGCAAACTCTTTATCTCTACCATCATTTACAAAATCCCTCACATAGAAATTTGATAATTCATTTTCACTAAAATTATCTTTAATATATTCGGCCGACTTTTGGTGTACATTTTTTGCCATTAGTTTCTAAATCCAATCACATAAAAATTTTTGGCTATTTCATATTGCATTAAAGCGTAAATTATAACTTCATCTCTTGCGTCAAAAGTAGCATAATTTATTAAATTTCCACCAGTTATTGAATCATAAATTCCAATTCCTATTACACGCCCCCAGTCTT